GTGACGCAAAGCGCCCACTGACAATACCGAAGGAAGAGTTTGAATCTAACTGGGATGCAATATTTAATAAGAAAATGATTAGAGACGAGATAGCCGAGATGTACCCCGACTTGCTGGTAATGGATCCTGATTACTTGGACGCCGCAATACTCGGCGTTGTAACGCGCATTGGCCTGGAGGCAGTGTGCTACGACGAGAACAAGGTAATCAGACTGTTAATGACTCACGACGGAATGACCGAAGAGGAAGCCATAGAATATATGGAGTTCAACATGAAGGGTGCATGGCTCGGTGAAAAAACGCCGGTGTTTTTATCATGAAGAAAAAGGCACCGTACTACATTGCAGACACCGGGCACTTTGGTATCAAGATCAAGGTGTGCTTTGATGATGCGTCATTCCAGCAAGCCGTGCGTGACTCCAAGATAACAACCCGCCATCAGTCCCTCGACATTGGCCTGGCTGAATCGCACTTCATTGAACAAGAAGGCACCATGCACGCCATGCTGGCCATTGTGTTTAATTACGAGGAGATGGAAAAGTGCGACGCGTTAGAACGCATGGGCGTTATCTACCACGAGGTCTCGCACACCGTCACCCACGTGTTTGAGTACATTGGCGAGGACGAGCAGAAAATTGGTGATGAGTCGCGTTCGTACTTAGGCGAGCACATTTTTAAGCAAGTATTTTCGATCTATGCAACAGAGGAAGACAAACGTGAGCGTACTAGAGAAAGAAATAGAAAGTCACCTGACAAAGAAAATCAAGCAGTCATCGGGGCTCTCATTCAAATGGCAGAGCAGCGTGACCGGGGTCCCGGATCGGATCGTGTTCTTGAATCAGAAAGTGTACCTGGTAGAACTAAAAACAGCAACCGGAGTTCTAAGTCCAAGACAAGTGGTCGTGTTCGACGAACTGGGTGAGCAAGGCTTTTCAGTACATATTCTTAGAAGCAAAGAAGACGTGGAGGATTTTATAGATGCGGCGATTAAATCCTGATACAGGAAAACCATTCAAACGCGGTGAGTACCGTAAAGATGGTTGGGTTTTTTACGGCTACGAAAAACAAAAACTTAAACGCAACGGATTTTTTCCTGAGCGCTGGGCTGATCCTTTTATATTCACAATTGAGAAGGCATTTCAAAGTTCTCGGAGCCGTGCAAAGAAAAAGAAATTGCCGTTTAATTTAGATGTAAAATACCTACAATCAATCTATACTAAGGACTGCCCAATATTTAAACAACCAATGACCTGGGGAAATCTTGGTGTTGGTAAGAACATTTACAGCCCGTCGCTAGACAGAATAATCCCAGCGTTAGGTTACGTAAAAGGCAATGTGGCGTTTATATCAGACAAGGCCAATCGAATCAAGGCAGAGTTTGAAGCAAAAGATTTATATGCAGTGGCTGACTGGGTGCACGAAATATCAAAAGGAATAGAAGAAAATGTTAAAGCGTTCGCAACTGCACCAGTATCAACAAGATATAGTATTCAAGGCGAACTCTATCCCGAACTTGGGATTGTTTCTACCACCGGGACTGGGCAAAACGACGACCACCCTCACCATCATTGCGGAGCAGATGCAGGGCAAGACACTGATCATTGCGCCAAAACGGGTGGCGGAGACGGTATGGGACACCGAGGTCAAGAAATGGGAACACTTAGCACACCTAAAAGTCAGCAAGATAATGGGAACGCCCCAAGCCCGGTTATCTGGCCTTAATGCGGAGGCGGATATCTACTTGATTAACTTAGAAAATGTGGCATGGCTCTGTGGCCTTTCAGATAAGTTAGTGTTCACTAACTTAGTAATCGATGAGTCCAGCCGGTTTAAGGACTCTAGCACCAAGCGTTTTAAGGCACTTAAGAAGCATTTAAAGGGCTTCTCACGGCGCATTATCCTCACCGGTACACCCACCCCTCAAGGCATGCAGGATTTATGGTCCCAAGTAGGTATATTGGACTTAGGACAGCGTTTGGAGACATCTTTGACCAAGTTCCGTGACAAGTACATGACTCCAGACCAAATGAACCGGCACACTCGGGTAGTTTACTCATGGAAACTGCAGCCAGGGGCTGATCTGATATTGAATGAAAAGATATCCGATATCTGCTACAGCCTCAAGGCCGAGGATTACCTGCAGTTGCCAGAGTTAACCAAGCTGTACCACAGTATTGAATTAGACAAAAACGTAAGGAATCAGTATGAACAACTTAAGAAAGACATGGTCGCTGATATCAAGGGGGAAAGGATTACCGCTCCAACAGCAGCGGCACTTGCGGGGAAGCTCATCCAGTTCACATCAGGCTCAGTGTATGACGAACAAGGTGAAGCACACGAAGTACATCGTTCTAAGCTGGAACGTCTTGAGTCGATCATGGAGGAATCTAGCTCCCCGACACTCGTATTCTATCATTTCAAACACGCACTTCAGAAACTACGCTTGGCTTTCCCCGAGGCGGTGGTGCTGGATGACGACAACATTGAGGCGTGGCGTAATGGCAAAATTCGTATGCTCCTTGCCCATCCCCAGTCAGGAGGGATTGGCCTTAATCTACAGTGCAACGTTGGTGACACAGCACAAACAGTGTGGTTCGACCTCCCCTGGTCCTCTGAGAACTACATCCAGGCAAACGCACGGATTTACCGCCAAGGGCAAGAAAAGCCGGTTATCATACACCATCTAACGGTAGCCAAGAGTATTGATGAGCACGTAGTAAAAGTATTAGAAGGTAAAATTAACATACAGGAAGCCTTGTTGGACTCGCTAGTAATATGACAACTATACACAAAATTAAAGCGGTAACCCCACGTCTTTCGGATGAGGATCCAGATCCACTGGAGCAGGACGACGCGCCAGACGGCTACCATCTATTACAAGAGGGCTGGCTTATTTGGGATGCCGATGATATAATTGATATTCGTAAAATAATTGATACCAAGATGCCAACAAAGCAGCGGTTTGTTTTGGAGGCGTTTCTCAACGGTAATTCGTATTACGACATCGGAGTCAGTGAAAAGTATTGGCGGTATCACTTTGCCAAGGGAGTTGAGTTTATTAAAAAGGAGCTAGAGCTATGACGTATTTTGTTGTGGAACATGAGCGCAACGGCCCGCATTGTATAGACATTGTAACCGGCGTTGAGGATATCGACACAAATGATTACCAGCCATTCATTGGCCTATGGGTATGCGCTTCAGAACAAGAGGCACGTATTATGGAAAACGAACTAAGGAGAATGAGACATGCACGATCCAGTCAACCATCCTAAGCACTACACTGATCATCCCAGCGGCATTGAGTGCATACAGATCACGGAGCACATGGGGTTTAACTTAGGCAACGCGCTCAAGTACATTTGGCGCTGCGACCTAAAGAAAGACGCAGTAGAGGACTTAAAAAAAGCAAAGTGGTATATCGAACGTGAACTAGCTAAACGGGAGCAGGAAAAATGATGGCATTTATTTTTGTATCAGTAGTTTGCATTGGAAACACGTGCGACTTTATGACAAGCACGCAATCCATGCCGCAAGAGCAGTGCCAAAAAATGAGAAAGCAATTTGAGGCACTACCATTTAAACCAGAAGTAACACTAGCAACATCACAGTGTATGGAATTTAAAAAGGGGATGCAAGTATGAAAATCGAAGTAGATGACGACTGTTTAGACGCGCTTATGGCTGCGGAGTTAATCAGCACTTATAAAAGTCTTAGGAAGGATTTAAAGAATCCTGAACAATGGCACCCAGACGACTTGGAGGCGTTCCAAGAAGTGTTTAAGGCGCTTGATGTTGTCGGTCCGTTCTATGTGCACGACTGGAAGAAGAAAGTCAAATGAACAAAACTACCGAATTTGATTTAGAGACAGCAATTATGACAGTATGGGCAACCTGTGACGACTTGAAGTTGTTTGCGGAAGCCTACTACGATGGTCCCAGAGAAATGACTATTGACGAAGCGTTTGGTCACATTGACGGCATTAGGGGTTTGCTTGAGCTGCGTATGGAAAAGCTGTACGACACATACAAGCGCAAGTTTGAGATAGACCAGTACTGCACCGACCCAAAGAAGTTAGCAGCAAGAGAACAATGGATGAGCGCTATTTTAAAAACAGAGAAAAAGAAAGGCAAGAAGAAATGAACATAGATGATTTTGCAGTAACCGTAGAGTTGACAGTCAAAGAGATTAACGCGCTGCTTAACATTCTTAACAACCCGCTGCATACTAACGCGGTGTCATTGGTGGCATTTATTCAATTGCTACAGATGCAAGCTGGTCCACAGATTGAGAAGGCCCAAGCTACACTAAAATCGATTGAGGAGATACAGAAAAAAGATGAGTGAAGATAATTTTATCCGCCAGTTTTTAAAGCACCGTAAGTTTGGCAATAACATTGCGGAGGAAGTCGATAAAAAGACCAAGAAAACGACAGCAGAACAGGAGATGCAACACCGCCTGGAGGCAGAGGCAATGACCAAGCTGATTGTCAACGAAATGATGCCCACCTTCCGTAAAATGATGGAGGAGCAGCAAAAACCCAAGGAAAAGCCAGTCAAAAAGATTATTATCCCTGGCGAATAATAGGGGCGGAAATTAGCCTGTTTTTGCATTAGTGTATATAGGGAC